ATGGTGTTGATGGTGACGACGGTATGCATATTCCGGGCGGAGTAGGCCCGCAAGGACCACAAGGATTAACCGGAGCACAAGGGCCGCTTGGATTTGGACCTTCTGGAATGGATGGTATGGATGGTGAAGACGGTATGCTGATTCCGGGCGGATATTCTGGCGCAACTGGTCCAACAACCTATCCTAGTGCTGGTATTGCTAACTCTACAGGAAGCGCATGGGGAACAAGCTATAGTTCAACAAATTTATTGCCTATATCAATTGGAGGAACTAACAGTTCAAACACTCCTACATCTGGTGGAGCAGGCTACGGCACAGGCACAGCACACGCTTACACAGCGGCAGGCACAAGCGGTCAAGTATTAACAAGCAATGGTGCTTCTGCACCCACATGGACTACAATTTCTTCTGGTGGAGTTTCTATAGGTTTAGCCAGAGCAATCTCAGTTAACTGTATTTTTCCTTAAGGAGTTTTAAATGGCAGCTAATACCGCCCCAATATATTCAATCGCAGGTGATGTTAATAGCGTTGCTGCACTAAATTCAGGTCTTGTTGTAGGACCTACAGCCAATACAGCACAAGATGGCTCTGGTACTTTATACAAAGCCTTTACTGCTGGTGCAAATGGTTCATTTGTACAAAAAATGCGATTTAGATCAGTAGTCAGCCCTGCGGCTACAGTATGTCGTGTATTTATTTCATCTAGTTCAACTACAAGTGCAACTGTTACTTGGCTTTACGATGAGATTACACTTCCTGCTCTTTCTGTATCTCAAACTGCCGCATCTTCTGTATTTGAATTACCAATGAACTTTGCATTACCAGCAAACTATTTACTTTATGTTACTTTTGGTACTTCTACTGGTTCAACTGGTACAGGTTATTCAATCGTAACAATCGCTGGAGATTACTAAAATGATTACATGGTGGGCTTTAGTATTTACAATCCCTGCTGATAAAACAGGCTATCAAAAAATGCAAAACGGTATGTGCATAGGTGTTTATTATGAAGATGGTACAGTAATTTCCCCTGATGAAAAAGTAGAGTACACCTGTGTAAATACAGGTGCTCCAGCACCGTCTTGGGCATAAATAAATGTTTATAAGACCAAACCAGTTTAGAAATTCTAAAGCTGATGTCCAAATTTTTTATCAAAATAGTAACTGGACAAAACCGCCCGGTGTTTCTCAAATTTATATGATGTTAATTGGCGGCGGTGGAAATGCTATTGTTAATGGTGGAGGTTCAGGTTCTGTAACTGTTTGGTATGGTGCTGCTCAAAATGTACCTAATAATTTACAACTTTCAATTTCTACAGGTAATGCTGTTAATACTACTATATCTTATATTGGTACAACTACTACAGTATTATTGACAGCTAACGGAGCAAATGGTAGTACAGGAGCAACAGCAACAGGAGCAGGAGTATTTGCTAATACTGGTTTTTATCAAAGTGTTGCAGGACAAAATGGTACTGCAGCAACACACTCCGCTTCACCAACTACATTTTTATCTGGAGGATGTATTGGAGGGGGAATAAATGCTGCAAATTATGGATATTCAGCAACTAATAATCCTGGTTTTTTTCAGTTACAACCAATTATAGTTGGCTGCGGGTCTGCTGATGATGGTGTTAATACAAATGTTGGTGGAATTGGATGCGGTAGTGGGCTTTTTGGTTCTCCAGTTGGCGGTAACGGTTTAATTTTAATAGCGAGTTGGTAATGTCATATCCTTTAAATTATCCTACACCTCAAAACGCTAATATCCAGATATTTAATGGTTCTGAAGGACAAAGCAATGCTACTCAAATTTGGGTAAAACCTCAAGGCGCATCTTTTGTTTGGTTTACTTTAATTGGTGCTGGAGGAGGTGGCGATACAGCAACTAGAGGAGGCGGTTCTGGAGCAATAACTAATTGTATGGTTCCTGCTTTTTTAATTCCTGATTCTTTGCAAATTTCAATTGGCAATCCTTATTTACCAACAAATACTGTAATTTTTACACCAGATACATACCTTTTATTAAATGCTAATAGTGCAAGCACAACCTCAGCTGGAGCTGCGTCTGCATCTAACTATTTTTCAGCGATGGGATTTTATCAGTCTGTTGCAGGACAAAATGGTACTACTGGTGATGTTTATCCTTCTGCAACTACTTTTTTATCTGGTGGTACTGGAAATGGTTTTACTGTTACAGCAAATTATGGTTATGCTTCAGATGCTGGGCCAGGACAAGGATTTTTTCAAATATGCCCTATTATTGTTGGGGTTGGTGGTGGTGGAAATTTTAATACTGGACATGGTGGCATAGGTTGTGGTGGTGCGCTTAATGGCGTTGGTGGCAATGGTTTAGTAGTAATAATCTCATGGTGACAATATGCTAGATGTTTTTAACTTTGCCAACCCACAGACTTGTAATTATCAAGAGTTTTATGGTGGTGGAACTACACGAGATTGGGTAAAACCTCGTGGCGCATCAATGGTTCGTATGATATTGATAGGCGCTGGTGCAGGTGGTAGAGCAGGTTCAACTATTGCTGGCGGTACTGGAGGAGGTTCAGGAGCAATTACTACTTGGATTGGGCCAGCAATTTTTATTCCAGACGAATTACAAATATCTATTGGTGCTGGAGGTGCTTCTGCTGCTGCTGGTGGTAATACATCTATCATTTGGCAAGGGCCTACCGCATCTGCTGGTTATAATTTATTAACTGCCAATGGAGCCGCATCTAATGCGGCTGGAACAGCTTTTACAAATAATTATTTTGGCGCTGCTGGAATATTTAACAGTATTGCAGGCCAAGCTGGTGCTCCTGTTGCAACAGCGATAACAGCATCTGCAACTACTTTTTTATCTGGCGGTGCAGGCGGTGCTTCAAATAGTGCAAATAATGGTTCTAATGTGGCATCAAAATATGGTTATCCTACAGTTAGTGGTGGTGTAGGGTCATCTGCTGGTGTTGGTGGTAATGGTTACTTTATAACTCAACCTTTATTATTAGGCACAGGCGGTGCTGGTGGTGGCGGTGGAAATACTACAGGAGCTGGTGGTGCTGGCGGTCAAGGTGCTATTGGTTGCGGTGGCGGTGGCGGTGGTAGAGGTACAACTTCAGGAGCTGCTCTTGGAGGTCGGGGTGGCGATGGTGCAGTATTTATTTGGAGTTGGTAATGAATTGGAAAATAACTGATATTTTGTTTAAAAATAATGCATTAATTTCAGCGCATTATTTTGCATCATTATCAGATGGTCAAAATACAGTGCAGGTGAAGGAGGAGGTGCTGGAACAGGAGGTGCTGGAACAGGCGCACAAGGCATCGTTGTTATTACCTATACCGCCGTTGCTTCAAGCAACATGCTTTTAATGTTTTAAGCAGGTGTAGTAGATGTAACCAATCGTCCTACCAATGGTGTAGGACATAACCAAAAGGAGTAGTAAATCATGGCAGCAAATAAAATTGTCCGTTTCGGGCCGGTGGCTTTAACAACTACCACAACAACTAACATTCTGAACCCCGGTACTACTACCGGCGGGGTGGGGATGCCAGCAAACAGCGGCAATACCTATTTTGTTCTCCGTCACGTACGAATAACAAATATAACAAATACAGCCGCAACCTTTACAATGTGCGTAGGGGCTACAGGTGCGACTGCTTCATCTTCCAACTCATTTATGGGGTTCGGTACTTCTGTTGCCGCTAATTCATACATTGATTGGTACGGGATGTTGCGCTTAGATGCTGCTGACTTTTTAGTCGGTGGTGCCGGTACTGCAACCGCGCTGACGTTTGAAGCCGAGGGCGAGTTAGGCGTTAACTAATTAACAAAAGCCCCTTCGGGGGTTTTTAATGCCCAAGGAACGCTATGACCGTGTATCAAGGACAAGAACGCAGAGAGGGTGCTGGAATTATCAGCGCGGAGACTCTTGCCGAGGTGTTGCGCAGTGAACTGGCAGCTTTTTCTATCCCGTCTGAACAGCATAAACACCATCATGATTTGTGGCAGGCCGAACTGGAAGAGCGTGCGCGAATTCGGGAGCGCCGAGAACGCGTGAAAACCAGTGTTATTGGGTGGTTTATTATCACGGTGCTCGGCGGTATCGGGACAGCTATCTATCAAACATTTGATTTTATAAAGGCACATTGGAAATGAGCAACGAGTCAGCTTTTCTCGACATGATTGCATGGTCTGAAATTGGCCCTGCTTTACTGGCAGTTTCCGATAATGGATATAACGTAATTGTAGGCTCTACTCCATCTAATCCCAACCTTTTTATCACATATGCCGATCACCCACGAAAGCTGGTGCAACTAAGGCCGGGACTAGTTTCCACGGCGGCCGGACGTTATCAACTTTTAGAGCGGTATTTCGATGCGTACAAGTTAGTTATGATGTTGCCCGACTTTTCCTATTCATCTCAGGATGCGATAGCCCTGCAACAGATCAAGGAATCAGGCGCACAGAATGACGTTCGTTTTGGAAACTTTGCAGACGCTGTGATTAAGTGTTCGCATATTTGGGCTAGTTTGCCGGGCAATACCTACGAACAACGCGAAAACAAACTGGCTGACCTGCAAGCCGCTTACATTGCGGCTGGCGGCACATTATCAGGTTGATATGACGGATATTTTTGAACGTGCTGAAGCCCTCGAACAGTTTGACCGTGACATTGCTTTGAGGGTTAGAAAACCTACCCTGATAACGTGCGGGCATTGTTTCAATTGCAATGAACCGCTCCATCCTGGACTGCTCTACTGTGATAAAGACTGTGCGACAGACCACGAGCGAGAAACTGAATCTCAAAAAAGGAACGGATCATGAACCCAAATACGAAAGATGTGATGGCCTTCATCGTTCTAATAATTATCATGCTGTCAGTTGCAGTAAGTCTGAAAGCCCGCGCGGGTGAGTTACCCGATCCGGTATTAACGCCTGGCGTTACTAGAACCGTCACTTTGCATGATCTCTGTACCACTTCCACTAAGCTAGTCCGCAACGTCCCAGAATCAGAAAAGAAAGCGGTCTACAAAGAATACGGCATGAAGGGTGATGATCGTACTAAATGCAAAGAGGGATACGAAATCGACCATTTAGTAAGTCTCGAAATTGCTGGTAGTAACGACATTAAAAACCTGTGGTTACAGAGCTATTGTGGTGCAAACAATGCTCATGTTAAGGATGTCTGCGAGAATTTATCTTATAAACTTGTATGCGCCGGAAAAATAACATTAGCCGATGCTCAAAAGGGCATGGCTACCGATTGGATTAAATTTTGTGGAGGTTTGAAATGATTGATGCTTTCAAGGCGTTTTTTACCATGTATCAACAGGGCAAAGAGTTGACCAATAAAGAGGTATGGCGCAATCGCGCACGCGCAGCCAATGTACTCGCTATATTTATTTCGGCTGTATTAGTTGTCGCAAATGGAGCGGGGTATCACTTCAATGTTGACCAAGACACTATTAATGCCATTGCGGGTGGTGTTGCTGCTCTCGTTGGTGTTTTCAATAACTTCGTGCACAACATCCCTGTGTCATCCGACAGTAAGCCTTGAAGATTACGCCGCTATCGACAAGGGAGACGAACAAGCCCTCAAGAAAGCAATGTTAGACGAAAAAGGATACCCGACCTTCTTATTCGGGATGAAGTGCAAATACTAGCCCGCAGGGGCTTTTTTTATTTCTAGGAGAATCAAATGACGTCATTTTTTGCAACAATAGAAGCAGACATCGCGGCAGTAGAATCATGGATTACAAACTCATCTTCATTAGGCGCTGAACTGGTAACTGTAGTTAACGGTGCATGGTCAGCTTTTGAAGCGGCTGCTGAAAGCAATGCAGGGACTATATTCAAGACTATGGTAACTGCTGCTTTAGGTGGTCTGGCTACAGGTGGTGAAGCAGGTGCTATTACTGCTTCATTAGCCGCAGGACGCGCTGCACTGCAAGCCGCCGGAGTTAATGTCACCACAGCGACGTTAAGCTATCTGTCAGCCCACGCTACCGCAATAGTAACCACCAACGCCGCCGCCGCCATAGCCAACGGAACCCCAACTGCTGCTTAATCATAGCCCTTCGGGGCTTTTTTTGGAGGCATTTTGAGCGAACAGGTCAACAATCCGTTACATTATTGCTCTCACCCTTCCGGTGTTGAGTGTATCCAAATCACAGAACATCTTAACTTTTGCCTTGGTAACGCTATTAAGTATTTGTGGCGAGCCGGGATTAAGGAAGGTGTTGACGATATTCAAGACCTGCAAAAGGCTATCTGGTATTTGAATCGGGAGATTCAACGCAGAAAAAACGCCCAAATCAAAACAGACGAAACAATCCCAACACGCTTTATCAAAACATTATGAGTACCACGCTGTTAGTGATAGTCACCATTATTTATGGTGGGATCGCTTTAAGTTCATTTTTTGAGGGAAAACCAAGCATGGCCATTATCTTTTCCGGGTACGCCTTCGCTAACATCGGCCTATTGATGGCTGATCTTAAATGACCACCATCGCAGCATCTTTTACCCATAAACAAATAGCGGCTGATTCCAAATGTTCGACCGATCGTGTTCATTTTCAAATAGATAAACTTAAAGAATTATCTGATGGGTCGATATTTGGTGCGGCGGGTGATCAAGGTTTAATCTTAAAACTTTATAAGTTTTTATACGAAGGCGGCGAGCAATTAGAAGCCGAGGCGGAATTAGACGTATTGCAACTCACCCATTCTGGGTTGTGTTTATTTGACACCAGAACCGCGCAATTTTATCAGATTCGATCTAAGTTTTACGCAATTGGAAGCGGGGCAGAATTTGCACTAGCTGCTATGTCTTTGGGCGCAACCCCATTGCAGGCGATAGAGTGTGCTGCCAAATTTGACCCAGACACGGGGCACCCGATTGATGTGATGACATTAAAAAGGCGCAAAAATGTCAACTCCGCGTGAAGAACTAATAGAAGCTCTTAATTTAGTTGAGGAATACGGATCACCTCATAAAGCCATTAAAAACGGGGGCATTAAAATCCCACGCAAGACTTTAGAAGGTCGTGTAACACGCGCCACAATTTTAGGTCTTGAACCGACGTTTAAGAAGATTAAAGAGCGCATTTATACCAAGCAAAGACTTGGAAAAATGCACCTAATCATTCCCGACACTCAATGCAAGCCTAACGTCAATTTAGACCATCTCGAACATATCGGCAATTTCATTGTAGACAAAAAACCAGACAACATTATTCACATTGGCGATCATTGGGATATGCCCTCTCTATCCTCTTACGATAGGGGCAAATTGGCTTTTGAGGGTCGTAGATACGTTGACGACATTAAGGCAGGGCGTAGGGGTATGGAACGCCTGTTGAAGCCCTTAGACGATTTTAACCGCACTGCTAAAGAGAAGTATTTGCCCAAAAAAGACTTTACGATGGGCAACCATGAACACCGAATCGTGCGTTTTGTGGATGAAAACCCTGAGCTGCTTGGAAAGCTGGATTATGGTGATATGGGAATTCAGGACTACGGATGGGACGTTCACGATTTCTTAAAACCCATCACCTTGGATGGGGTTAGTTATTGCCATTTTTTTACTTCGGGCGTGATGGGTAGACCCGTAAGTTCTGCCGCAGCCTTACTCAGAGAACGTCAAGCATCTGCCGTGATGGGTCATGTCCAAGTTTGTGATGTTGCTATTCATAAAAAAACCCAACAAACCGCCATCTTTTGCGGTATCTGCTACACCCATAAAGAAGAATATCTAGGTTATCAAGGCAACACCACCCGCAGGCAAATCATCGTTTTGCACGAAGTCCAGAACGGACTTTTTGACATTATGATGGTCAGCCTTAAATTCTTAGCCAAGGCATATTCATGAAAAAACTAATCTTATTTATGTCCATTCTGGCATACGGCACAGCCGTATATGCTGACACCATCGGCAAAGCCATCCCTGACGAAGGGCTGCAAGAGGTCTGTACAAAAGTGTGGATTGGGGGCAACAAAGACGTTTCGCAAATCATGGGTATGCGCTGGGCGTTCTGCTCAATCAAAGTGCATGAAACCTGCATTGCGCTTTATCGCAAAGGTTCTTCCAAAGCCAAAGCAGACGCGCTAGTAGCCTGTAATGACATTAAAGGTGATGGGGTTACAGACCAAGAGGCAGAGGCGCTTGGGGCCACCCTTAATCAATACGGCATCCCTGTAGGCGGTTCACCGGATGATATTAGAGGCATGGGCGCGGAACTGACCGAACAGAGCAGCCTTTAGCGGAGAATAATAGGGTTAATGTCCGCGTGATATTTTGGGGTATATATTTATATATATACCAATTTTGGTATAATCGTTTCCACTATGTATTCTGAAACCACTGTTTTTTGATTGATTCAGAATATGCTTTTGGCGCAGACAATAACCATTTGTTACGGATTCTCACGTCACGATTTGTGGGT